GACGCTGAGCTATTCGGCCTCGGGCGCCATCGATCTGCCGACGCCTGGGAATGATCTGCTCGCGATTCTCAACAGCACGGCTGCGCTCGCGATGACAGTGGCGAATCCGACCAAAGACATGGACGGCTCGCTGTTGTTCATCGTGGGAAACGGCAAGGCGGCGCACACAGTGACACCGGCGACCGCGATCGGCGATGGCGGGAGCAACTTGGATCTCTGGACGTTCGCGGCGGGCGCGCGGAACTGCATGCTCCTGCTGGCGATCAACGAGATCTGGGTGTTGGTGCCTTCGTTCTATGCGGGCACCTTGACCAACGTCACCATCACGGCCAGTTAATTCACGGCGGCCGGGGCTTTCGGGCTCCGGCCGCGTTCTGAGGATCTATGTATATTAGCGACGCGGTCCAACTCGGCAAAGACAGCGCCTACGCGAAGGAAATCACCAAACACGAGGCGAACTACACGCAATATGGGCCGCCGGGACGGCCCTATGAGTATCGCCCGTATCCGACGATGATGTATCGGGCCTCTCGGCCGAAAGAGGGCGGCGCAATCCCAGACTTCGACCAGATGGAAGCCGGCAACGACCACGAACGCGAGTCCTGCGAGCGGCAGGGCTTCGTCTACGGCGGCAAGGCCGAGGCGCTGGCGGCGCTGGAGCGGCAGGAGTTCGAATTCGCTGAACTCGCGGCCAATCGCGAACTCAATGATCGGAAGATGAGCGACAAGGCGCGGACGGAAGCGACGCGCGTGGACGATGCGGCAGGGATTCAGCACGTTCCCAACATCGGCGAAGCGAACAAGAAAACGGGCCGGAGGGAATGAAGCTCTATCGCACCCGGTTTCTCGAGGATGGCACGCCCGTGCAGGATACACGCGAGGTGCAGACCGAACGCGAGCGGTTTCTCGCGATGACGGAAGGATTTACGAATCCGACGGACGTGGCCAAGGCCGACGAGGCTAAGGCGCAAGATACGACGAAACGGAAAACGATGTTCGTGCTCGGCACGAACGACCGCTTATCGGCGAACTCGCTCTCGACGGCCGTTGCCACGACGCAATTCTCGTGGGGCGACCCGGCGTAACCCATGCCGAGGGCTCTGGACATCATTACCGGCGCGTTCGATGTCGCAAACATTTACGCGCCGGGCCAATCCATTCAGGCGGCAGATGTCGATGGGGCATTCCGCCGCCTGAATCTCATGATGAGCGCGCTCGCGCTCCAACCGCTCACCAAACCGGTGAATGTGCGCGAAGTCTTTCCGCTCACGGCCGATGTCGGGGTCTATACGATGGGGCCGGGCGGCGACTTCGACACGACGCGGCCGATCAATCTCACCGGCTGCGCCATTCTCCTAAACAGTCAAGGCACGCCTGTGTCCGTTACGTCGATTACGCGGAGCGGGAGTGTCGCCACGGTCACAACGACGGCCCCGCACGGCGCCACGACTGGCCAGAACGTGACGATCGCAGGCGCGGCCCAGCCCGCGTATAACGGCACGGACGATCTCACCGTCACGGGCGCATCGACCTTCACCTATCTTGTCAATGGGGAACCCGCGTCTCCAGCGACAGGCACCATCACAGCCTCGATTGAATCGAATGATGCGTCCGTCGTGGAAGTGCCGCGGTCGCTCTTCACTGATGATGCGTGGCAACAGGTGCGGATTAAGGCGCTCCAGTCCGCGCAGTTCATCGGCGTCTACTACAATCCGACGTTCACGGCCGGACTCGGCACGATCAATCTGTGGCCGATTCCGAACGTGGCAACGAATTCCATCGTCCTCTATCAACTTACGCCGCTCTCGACGTTTGTGTCGCTCACGGCTGACTACGCGTTACCGCCGGGCTGTGAAGAGGCGCTCGAATACAACCTCGCGCGTCGATTGCTGTCGCCCTACGGCATCATTGACCAGGGCATCGTCTCTGACGTGCTCGATCTGGCGAAGTCCTCGCTCGCCACGTTTAAGCGCGGCAATATGAAACTCTCGGATCTGGCGACGGATCCGGCGCTCACGCGCAATCCGCGCGGCACCTACAATATTTTGACCGGCTCGGGAACGGGCGGAGGCTAGAGTGAACAAGCGACAGACGCGCGTCGTGCTGCTGAAGCAGAAAATCGACGATGAAACCACAAGTCAGCCGATCGACGTGCAAGGGTTGACGGGGCTGACGTTCTATCTCATCGGCCACGGCACGACATCAGGCGGCACCATCAGCTACGAAGAATCGACGGACGATCCGACGACCTCGGACACGATCTACGGCGGCGTCTGGAGCCTGATCGGCAGCGCGAACAATGCTTCCGATGTGTCCACTGGGAAACAGAAGGCGACCCATCTCACAGTCGGCGCGTATCATCGCGTCCGGGCGCGAATCAGCGATGCGATTACGGGCGGTGGATCGATCAGTGTTGTGCTCGTCGCCACGGAGTAGCTTGTGGCGGACAGTGTGTTCCCCTACGGCGTCCCACCGGGCGGCACAACAGGTCAAACCCTGTCGAAAGTGTCGAACGCAGACGGGGATTGCGATTGGGCGACAGGCGGTGGTCCAGGCGGGGAAGCCTTTCCGGTCGGCTCCGTTTTTCTGAGTCTCGTCGCCACCAACCCCTCGACTTTGCTCGGCTATGGGACATGGAACGCGATCGGCGCGGGGCGCGTGCTCGTAGGATTGGATGCCGGCGATCCCGATTTCGATACCGACGGCGAAACCGGCGGCGCGAAGACGGTCGCGAGTGCGGCGACGGCGAGCGCGCCGACGTTCATAGGCTCGGCGCTCGGCACGCACAGTCACGGTACCGGAACGTTGGCGACGAGTGCGCACGCTGGCAGCGCGGTCGCGGACCATGCCAGCCATACGCACACCTACACGGATGTCGTCAATCACACCCATCCGGTCAACGTGACCGATCCGACGCACAATCACACGCAGAACGCGCATAGCCACACGCAGGCATCCACGACGACCGCGACGGGTTCTGGATCGAATCGTCTCGGCACAGTGGATACGAGTTCCACGGCGGAAAATACCGGCAGCACAACGGCGACGAATATTGCCGCAGCCACAGGCGTGACGGCGACGACGAGTAATCCGGCGGCGGGCGTGGCCTCTGGCACAACGGCCGGTCCCAGCGCGACACTGACGCATAACGTGACACAACCGAATGCGCACACGCTGAGTGGCTCGACGGAGGCCGTGAGCGCGGGCACGCCCTCCGGGACCGTTTCGGCGCCGACAGTCACGGGCAGCCCGACGAGTGTGGTGCAGCCATATCTGGTCGTGCGGTTCTGGGAGCGTGTCGCGTGAAGTATCCCGGCTTTGTCGGCCCCAGCTACACGAGCCAATCTCGCATCGCGGCGGACGATCGCTGCGTCAACTGGTATCCCGAGAAAATCGAGAGTGGCACGGGCCAAGCCGACTACGTGCTGTATCCGACGCCTGGCTACGCGCAAGTCGCCATCTTGGGCGATGCGCCGGGTCGTGGCATTTTCGCGGTGACGTCGTTCGGCTCGACGGCGCTCCTGCTCGCGGTTGGAGGGCAGACGCTCTATCGGTTCGGCGGCTTTACGCCAGTCTTCAAGGGCACGATTGCGGACGACGCCGCGCATAGTCGCGTGTCGATGGTCACGAACGGCGATGTCGGGAGTCAAGTCCTCATCAGCAGCGGCCTCGGAACGCATAAGCTCTACGTCTACGATCTCATTGCGGAAACGGTGACACTCCTGACACCAGTTGGGTCCGTTGTCGGCTTCCTCAACGGCTACGGACTGGCGCTCGATACGACGACATCCACGCTCCAGTGGTCGGCCGTCGAAGATTTCAGCACGTGGGATCCGCTCGACGTGGCCCAGCGCAACGACGCGCCAGACAAGTGGGTCACGATGCTCGTGCATCACAAGGAAGTCTGGCTCTTCGGGTCGGAAACGACCTCCGTGTATTACAACGCGGAGTCCGATCCCGCATTTCAGCCCATCTCGTCCGTGTTCATTCAATGCGGCATCATGGCGCCAGAGACCGCGAAAGTCGCTGACGGCGCTCCGATGTGGCTGGGGAAAACGTTCAATGGCACTGGTGCGGTCTATCGCGCTGAAGGCTACACGCCGAAACGCGTGTCCACGTTCGCCATCGAATACTTTCTCTCGCAACTCGGCAATAGCGATCTCTCGAACGCCTATGCCGATGTCTTCCAACTCTCGGGGCATACGTTCTACAAGCTCTCGTTTCCCGGCCCGCAGACCGCGCCGCAGACGACGTTTGTCTATGACGTGACGATGGGTCTCTGGTGTGAAGAGGGCGAATGGAACGGGCAGGTCTACACCGGCCTGTCCACGTGGGGCCAAGCCTACATCACACCGAATAATTGGACGCTCTCGCGCACGTCAGGGAAGGTCTTCGCGCTGGCGACGCGCGACGGCGATGGCGTCACGGCCTCGGTCGGTCTCGAAGCCTCCGGGAATCCGATTCGTCGCTTACGCCGTGCGCCACATCTTGCCAGCGATCGCAAACGCATCATCTTCGATCGATTTGAGGTGCTGCTCGAAGTCGGGCTGGGGCTCTCGACTGGCATCGGCAGCGATCCCCATCTCGCGCTCCGGTGGTCGGACGATGGCGGGCAGACATTCGGGAACACGATGACGATATCGGCCGGCAAGCTCGGAGAATTTCGGACGCAGGCGATCTTTCGCAAGCTTGGACAGGCGCGGGATCGGGTGTTCGAACTCACGGTCACGGATCCAATTCCGTGGCGGCTGCTTGACTGTTATTTAGATTTAAGAGTTGGAAGTTCCTAGATGAGCCCATGTGGCGCGTTGCCTGACTCTGTCAATGGTGCTCTTATGGACTCCAAACTGAGAGGCGATGAGGCGTGCTGGTCGAATGTCGCCACGTATCGAGAGAATGTCCGAAGAGGAGAGCTTCGCTTTACAGTTGTGCGCGCCTACACTATGCCCGAACAACAGCGCCGCGTGTTTTTTATTTTGGCTTGGTGTCACATATTCCAGGTTTTCTACTCGATTGTTGTCTTTTTTTCCGTCCTTGTGATTGACCTGCTGTCCATGTGGACAAGGGCCAATAAAGGCCCCAGCGACAAGTCGATGAACCATCACGTCTTTGGATTTGCCGACAGCACGAAGCACAACATGCAAATAACCAAACGTGCTGCGCTTGGGAATCTTAGTTTTTGGGGTATCTGCGCGCTTGCAATAGCCAGCTTTTCCCCAGTGGTGGTACGAGCGCAGACCTCCAAAACTGGACACCTCGTAGTGATTTTCAAATCCTTCTGTGGGGACTTGTCGCCATTCTTCGATGCGTTGCACGTGCCGATTATATCTATCCATGGCGGTCAAGTCGATGCCTATCTGGAGCTGCGCGTCGGAGCCTCCTGATGGCGACGCACGCGATCACGGTCCGCACGGATGCGACGAATAGCGGCGATTGGGCGGCGGTGGCGGCGGCCTGGCCGACAAATGCCTGGAATGGCGATTCTGGAGCGCAGGCGGTCGCCGCGATCGGCGCCGGCAATCCGCTCACCCTGCTCTCGATTGTCGGCGGTCCGCTCAACGACGGCGTGATTCCGACCGATGCGACCGTCACGAATCTCACGGTCGCATTCAACTGGCAGATGTTCCTGACGGCAGGGAACGCCCTGATTATCACCGAAGGGCACGAGAGCGGGTCCACCAACGTCACCGTGACCGGAGACGGATCGGGCTCGTTAAGCGGGTCGTATATTGACGACGCGCCGATTCCACCAGGCACGACGTGGCAAAACGTCCTCGATGCGCACTTCGGCAACATGGGATGGTCGCTCCAGCGAAGCGCGGACGCGCAGGCGGGCGGCACGGCGCGGATCATCATCACGGCATTTCAAATCATCGTCACCTATAGCGGGGGCACGCCGACGAGTGTCACGTTTGTGAAGGTGCCGCCCGTGCCTGGACGCGTGCCCGCGCGGCAGGGGAAGACGTAAATGGCGTACGAAGACGAGCTGATGAACGTCGATTGGCTCAAGTGGTTTGAGGCGGTCCGGCGTTCAATTCAAAGCATCGGCGGCATCGCGGCGGGGACCGCGAATGGCGCGTTCGTGATGAACGGCATCGCGGATCCGAGTTTCCCGAACGCCCAGCCGCTCGGGGCGCTCGGCACCGGCCTCGTCAAGAACACAACCGTCACGGGCGTGCTGTCGATTGGCGTCGCGGCCGTCGATTACGTCGCCCCGTCCGCCTATGCCTCCGCTAACGGCCTCACGATGGCCACAGCGCGGCTCCTCGGGCGCACCACGGCGAGCACCGGGGCGGCCGAAGAGATCAGTGTGGCGGGCAACCTGACGCTCGCGGCGGGTGTCCTGACGGGCACCGCGCCAGCGGGAGCCGCGCTCACCAAGTCGGACGATACCAACGTCACGGCCACGCTGACCGGCACGCCGGCCACGGCCCTGCTGCAGGCGGTCAATATCGCCTTGGGTTGGGCGGGGACACTCGCCGTGAGCCGCGGCGGTATTGGCGTCGGCACCTTAGCGAGTAACGGCGTGCTCTACGGCAACGGCACGGGTGCGGTGCTCGCACTCGCGGTCAATGCGACGGCGACGAAGAAGTTTCTCACGCAGACCTCGAGCGCGGCGCCGGCCTGGGACACGATTGCCACGGCCGACGTGCCGAGCGCCGCGCTGACGAAAACCGACGATACGAATGTCACACTCGCGCTCGGCGGATCGCCGACGACGGCGCTACTGGCGGCGACCAGCCTGACGCTGGGCTGGACCGGCACGCTCGGTGTGGCGCGTGGCGGCACGGATATCGCCTCGTATGCCATCGGGGATCTGCTTTACGCCAGCGGGGCGACGACGCTGAGCAAGTTGGCGGACGTGGCGGCTGGATCGTATCTGCGATCAGGGGGCGTCACGACGGCGCCGCTGTGGAGCACGCTTCAACTCCCCAATGCCGCGAACAGCGGCGACATTCTGAAAGCCTCCGGGTCGAATGTCTACGCCTCCGTGGCTCCCGGCGCGTTGACAAAGACCGATGATACGAACGTCACGTTGACGCTGGGAGGCTCCGCGACGACGGCGCTCGTGAATGCGGCCTCGCTGACGCTCGGATGGACGGGCACGCTTGCGCTGACACGTGGGGGGCTTGGCTTCGATGCCTCGGGGATCGCCAAGGGCGGCCTGCTCG